GTAGCGCTAATCCCTGGTAATCCTCCTCCACCGCCACCAGCGCCACCAAAAACCTTTCCATTGTTAGTAATAATTAAATTTTGTTGAAAATGAGTATCAAAACCACTTAATGCTGCTCCTCCTTTAGCCCCTGTATGGGTCTCAAGTTGGTTATCTCCCTCTTTTGTTGCGAACCCTGTCAGCCAGGACCCTATGTAAACTGCGTCATCTCCTCCGTCAAATGCGGAACCGTAAAGTTCACTTACTTGCTCAGCAGCCAAACCATATCCTCCGCGACCTCCTTTACCTACAATAGAGTTAGTACTATTTTTAATAACAATATCTATTTGATTATTTAAAAATTCAAATTGGAGGTTATTTGTTGGTTTAAAATATATAGCCGGTAAATCATCTTTTACAGAAATAACCGACAACGAATCCGCCGCAGTAGCTTGGTCAATAATAAAACATGCGCTGATAGGATAATTAGCTGATACCTCGCTAAACGTGTTAGAACCAACATGATCGGACGCATTGCTTGCAGAAAGAGCTTCCCAAATATTAATACAACTTAATAACGTTTGATTTGTAGCATTATGACTATCTACTCTGTGCATGGCGGAAATAGAAGAAACATGTAAACTAATTGTTTTAAATGTTTCGTCAATCATAATTCGTTTATGTTCATTACCTACGTCTATTTGCGCATTAGTAGTTGGATTTAATATATTAATATCTATAGAAGAATTTTTATCTATAGATTTGATATACGTACTTGATAAATTAACGTCAAAAACTACGGATGATACACCGGGCATAAAAAATACAGTACTTGTTTTATCAATATTTTTTGCTGATACTTCATTATTGTAAGATACATTTAATACTGGGTAATCTCCAGTCACATCTCTTGCACCAGTATCATCAGTAGCATGTACACCATAATTTAAACCACGATCTGGTACTACAGGAGAATAAGACATTTCATCTAACAAATTTTGCTCCGCAGTAAATAACATACACGCAGCAGATAAACTATAATTTGCATCAGAAGATGTACGCTGTACACTTACTTGAGCGGTGTAAGTACCGTTACCAGTTTTTCTATTTGTAAAATTAGAAGGTGTAACTAATTTAATATTATATTTTTCAAAATCTGGAGTTATTTTAACTTTACAACTCCTCAACGCATTTACATCTTCTTCATCAAGAATACAATTTTGATCTGCTCGTATACTTACAGTAAAATTTCTATTATATTTAGATGGATCAAGATTATAAACATTAGTTTTATCAACAATTTTGTTTTTTGAATCTCTTGGAAAAAATTTGGCTGTATCTATTTCAATATATTTTATAGTCTCTCCAGGTTCAAACACTAAAATACTCGGGTCATTTTGTTTAATATAACTAATCCTACCAGAAAATTGTCCGTCAGGACCTATTTGTTGGTGGTCAGTTAAGGCTCCCCCGCTCGAATTTGTTGAAGCGGATAATGTATAATATTCAATAGAGCATGATGTAGTATCAACACTTGCAAAGTTTGCTCTCGTAACACCTATTTTAGCTATCTCACCAGAATTTACTGTAACGCTATCTGTAGATAACGTTACCACACTTGTTACATCTTCTCCAATACCAGGTAAACGAGTGTTTACTGATATAGGGGGATTAGTATTTAAAGATTCTTCTTTAATATAATTAAATAAAACTTTTTGTTGCTCATATAATAATTCAAGAGGTCTATTGACCACATCAGTTAATAATGGCTCATTAACTCCTATGTAAAAATCATTATTATCATTAAACGCACTCAATTTTTCAAACGAATGAAAGTTAACAGTTGATATAGCTGGAACAATCGACGTACCTAAATTAGCTTTAGTATTATATGTATATATTTTTTTGTGCAAATTTTCAAAAAATGAATAATGATTGTAAATTAATTTTTTAGTAGTTTTATTAAATGTAATATGGTTAACAAAACTATCATTGTATAATTTAGTAGTAATATTTTTATCAGTGAAAAAATATGTACTTGTTTTGTAACCAGATAGCGTTGTACTGTCTAATAAAACAGTAGATAAAGTATTAGTAGTAACCGACATGTAATCATAATCGTTATGTAATACAGTGTCAAATGATTCAATTGTTTGAGAACTTATATCTCTAAAATCTGTGGTAACATTTATAGGTCTATTAAAAGTTACGTGACCGTCTGTTCCAGTAGAGGATGCAAAATCTAAACGAGTGATTGGTGTAGTTAAATTAGTTTTATAAAGTTTATATATATTTCTATTTGTCGCAACATATAAAATATTTTTAGAAGATTTACTATTAACTATTTTTTTAAAATTACTTCCTTCAGGTTTATATAATTTTTGTTGGTCTTTAGTAGCAGGTGTTCTATTCTCATCAAAAACATATATTTCATATGGAAGGTAAGACTCAAATAATGAAATACCGCTACTTATAAAATCTGTATTTACAAGGTATTCAAAAATTCTACCTTTTGAGGTTAATATATAACCACGCGGAGTATTATCTGTATCAGAAAATTCATCTATCACAAATGATACAGGTCTATCGCCTGGAAAATTTACATCGTCAATAAATGGACCATGTCTTATGTCTTTAATATAATTAAAATTTAAATCATATATTTTTATACTACGAGTACCATTATCTAAAATGTAAATACGGTTATCATGAATATTAATTGAAACTGGATCAACCAATCGATTTTTAATTTGAGTGTATTCTGTACCTCCTAAAGTTTTGAGCAAAAACCTACCTGGGTGTTGTATATCTTTTAAATTTTTACGACGTACAACTGTATCATTAGTAATTAAACCAGATATATCAAATTTAAATAAAGTAAGATTACCTTTATCTAAAACAAATAAGAATTCATCTACAACATCTACACTTACAACTTCTTTAAATTTGTATTGTATACCGGTATTAGTTGTAGGGTCGTAATGCTCTACAAAATTACCAGATAATATTGTTTGGAATGAACCAAATTCAGTCGTACTTTCTACTACAACAGAATCACCAGTACTATAATGAAAATAAACAAAATTGTTACTGTCAATTTTTTTAGCAATATGAGTTTCTATACTACTATTCATACTAGATAGAGTATTTGCTGACGTCGATATAGCAGCTGTAGAATTCGCGGTACATAAACTCGCTGTATAAGTATTTTTATCTATACGAAGATCTCCAACAGAAGAAATAGGAGAAGATGTAGTAACCATTTCAGCATTAGCAATTAAGTACAAATAATTTCTATACAATTTGCGTATACTGTCATTATATACTTCTGTAA